CTTCTTCATCGCCCATATCATCGCCATCATCATCGTCCACATCCCCTTCATCATCAGAATCTTCCACATCCATATCGTCATCATCCAAGTCTTCAGAATCTTCCATGTCCTCATCTTCGATTTCATCTTCATCGTCCTCCTCAGAAGCGTTGTAGATTGCGTTCGATAAACGAATACGTTCCTGGTCCATTACATCATCTAGTTTTACTGAGATAGCTTGACCAAAGATTTCGTTCGCTTTATTATAATCTTGGGCAAGTGCTGCATCGACCAGGTCTGCTAGTGGATTCACTTCTACTTCTGGCTCTTGTACTGCTGCGTCTACTTCACTCATTCTTCATCTCCTTGTTGGCCACCATCTTGTGGCAGATTCATATTTTTGATGTCATCATCAGAAAATTGTAATACGTTCTTTTGTACCCATTCTTGTGAGAAGTACGTACCAATGTAGTTACTAACTTGATCGAGAGTCTGTAGTCTTTCTCTCAATATCTCTGTTTCTTTTAATTCTGCAAAATAATTATCTCTTGCAAATTCTACGATCAGATTGTTTTTCATATCCGACCAATCATCCTCAGTCATGATTCCTTTCAGAACCAATTGTTTCTTTAGAATATCTAAGAACAACCCGCCAAACCGAGTACGCAAACGATCTATAAACTTCTGAAACTTTAACTCATCACGGTTAATCTCAGTTGTTCTACCGATAGCAAATGATGGACTATCTTGTTCTAGCCGGTTGATTGGTACATTCAGTGAACGATACAATTTCTTTTGAAAGTAAAATATATCTTCAATCTGACCAAGGTTTTCACCACCAGGTAGTGTAGAGATCTCAGTACCTCTACCACCCTCACGACGTGGCATCCAAAAATCTTCTAACAATGACTGGTGTTTACGATCATCCTTGATCTCACCAGTTTGCGCGTCATACACGAGTTTATTACGATACCGAGTCATGATGTCTTTCATGTATTGCTCGGCTTTACCTCGGGGAAGGTTACCCACGTCGACGTAGAAGATCCTACGTTCTGGAGCGCGCGCTAAACGATAGATAACCAACGAATCTTCCATCATTCTTAACTGATTCAAAGGTTTTAAAGCTTTGTGTAAGTATGATAGTACCTTTGCACGCTTCTCATCCATCAGACCAGAGGTGCAGTATGATATTGAATCAAGAGTAAGTTTAACACCAGCTGCTTGTTGACCTGGTTTTTCTTGATAGATGAAATATTCATCTACCTTCTTAACCAATGGTGCACCGGTTTTTACGTCTTTCTTTTTCTTAACTTCTTTTACTTTACGAATACGAGCCGCATCGATTGGTCGAATGTCAACAATACCTTGCTTAAGATTACTTTCGTTTACGACGAGGTGGTGGTATATTCTACCATCAACGTACCATCTTCTAAAGATGTCGTGCCCTAACTCTGTAAAATCCATCATGCGTAGTATACCATCAAACTCTGTTTTAATCGAGTTCTTGATAGTATCAGAAACCTGTAGATTATCCATGTTGATACTAACTGGATCCTCGCCACCAATGATAGCTTCATTGGTAATATCTTCTACAGCTGCGTCAACTTCAGGATGCATTGCAACGCCGCGGTACTTCATAATCAATGCGTGATTATCTTTAGCATCCGTGCCGTCTTGATTGATATATTGGCCATAATGAGAGCCTGATGCGGTTACGTAACCTGCACCATCCTCATCTCGGGCTGGAACGATTGAAGGAGCCTTGGCTGGATTCTCAGCGGAAGCTCTCTTAATCTCAAATCCAAATAATTTAAAGCCGTCTTGTTCTGCCATGTAAATTCCTTATAATAAGAGGAGAGCGGAGTACCGCTCTCCCTTTATATATTATTACTGATCAGTGGTGTTACTGGTCCAGTACTGATACTGCCATTCGATCTGGAATCTTTCAATCTGGTCGTCAGCATAGCTGAGTTCGATTGCAGATAAAGATGATGGCCAAGCATCCTTGATTGTGACTGTCTTAATGACTGATTCGTCACGATCAAACTGCTGTACCTGAAGATCAGCAAAGTAGAGTTCTGGATTCTGCACGCCACCAGCATCCGCGTGGTTAGCGATCGCGTTCATCCATCTTTCCATTTCGTTTCTGATCTTAAACCCTGTATCGTTAATCACTGTTACAGTCCAAGGATCAAATACTCGATCGCCTGCTACTTTCAATCTACGACCGCGGAATGGAATCTCAATTGTTCCTACGGTTGATGCTGGCAGCTGAGCTGCCTCACACATGAAAGATGCAAAGTCAACATCAAGTGCGACCCCTAAACCACCACGTGGGTTGTTCAAGGTAACCTGGAAGAGATTACCGCGAGCACCACCGCCAGTGAGTCTTGACTTAAATTCGTCTACACTACCAAGTGCCATAAGTTATCCCTCCTTAGAATGCCTGCCCGGTTACTTCCTCGAAGGAAATACCGGTACGAACTGCGACAAAGTTTAGTGTTACGAAGTTAATCGAACGAGCCGGCTTAATAAAGATATTAGCGATGAACTCATTACGATCAACAACCGCTGGAGTGTTTACTGTCTCATCAGCAACAATCCGGAAGTCTGTAATACCACGCCGTCCTTTGACATCACGTAATACTGGCTCGACGATGTTGACGAACTCAGCTCTTGTAAACTCATCGTTGAATTCAAAGAGTACGTTCTTGGCGGCCCGTTCAATGGCTCGCTCAAGTGTTAAGAACAATCGACGTACGTTAATACGATCGAACGCGGATGGTCTTGATTGGTGCGTCTTATCACCGAATAATATAATCCCTTGACCAGGAAGGTTTACAACCGGATTGACACCAGCTTTGTAAAGTGCATCCCTGCGAGTCTTGTTTGGATTATAATCTACGGATGTCACACCGAGTAATAAACCACGACGTGTACCAGCTGGTGAGAACCAAGGTGCAGCAACACGATCTGTTTCAGCCATCAAACCAGCGATTGAAGAAGATGCTGGAATCTGGATAAACTTGTCGTTGTACTTATCGTAGACTTTTAAGTAGTTACCTGCTACGATTGCGTAGCTTGATCTAGTTAAAGTAGCTGCTGTGGTCGTGATGTTTGTTGTAGCTGTAGCTTCACTTGTTACGTTTACAACGTCTGTACGTGCTGGCCCTGTCACAACAACACAATCTTTACGTGCTTTTGCAATCGCGATTAGATCATTTGTTGTAGCTGTTTGGTCTGTACGAGATGACATACCTGGTGCGATCAAGAAGTCAACTTCAACGACATCTTTATCTTCGAAAAGATCGAATGCCAGTAAGTATTGTCCGGTTGTAATCGTACCTGAGTTTGCTCCAGAGTCAAAGTTGAAGTCTTGTACTGCTGATAATGATACCGCTGTACCGAGGAAGTCTTTAGCGGTTCCTGGAGTGATTTCTGTACCAGCGTTACCGAGGTTCGTAAAGTCTGAATCAAACCCAACCATGTGAATGTACTGTGATCGGTTGTTAATCACATCTTTCACGAACAGATTAGATCCATCAGCAAGATCAACAGCGTTACTTGCGACTGATAAGAAAGCGTATCTTTCTAGAACTGTACCTTTTGTTCCAGTAAACGCTCCGTTCTTATCGACAACTACTACGTGAACTTCGTCGTTTGTACCGTCGTTTTCAGCAGCAAATTCTCCAGTACTTGGAGCATCGTCAAATTCTGCTTTGTATGTCCAACCGTCAAACGCTGAATCACCAGTTGAAGGTGGACATATAGAAACTTGTAGTGAGTTACCGAGAGTGCCCGGAAACCTACCAATGAATGTGAAACCATCAGAATCGAGTCCAGTTTCTGAAGCATCGAATGCAGTTGGATTCTTAATTGTTGGGACTGAGTAGTTACCTACAGCGTAATCACCTTTAGCACTTGTACGGCGTCCTGTTGTAGAAACGGCGTTTAGTGCTGAGGAATCGGCTATACGTACTAACTGCAGTGCGTTTGAATAACGCAGAAAATAAGCTGCGTCATGATAGTCTACTGAGTGAGAATTATCTGGTGCACCAAAGGTTTCTGTTAATTCTTCTTCATTCGCAATTAACGTTCTTTGGTCGGCAGGTCCCCACATAAACTTACCTGCATAGGCGCCAGTAGAAGTTTGAACATTAGGCACTCCGCCTGTAAGATCAACTTCTTTGACTACTACTGCAGGACTTTCGGATGGTGCAAAAAGTGCCATTAGTTTACCTCTTGGGTTCTATTTATATGGTTCATGATACGGTTATTTCAATTACCCAGTTATTTATATAAAATGAAATTTCATCAATGATCGAACTCAACGTACCAATCTGGTTTACCGTCATCCTCGATCTTTTTGATAAATTCTGAACCGTCATCTACGAATCCAAAAGGTACTACATCGTCTTCAATTTGTTTCATTCTTTCTTGAAACAACATCTCTTTGAGGTTAATATCTGTCATATCGTTAAACATTTGCGTTTGTACAAAATAACCAAACAAAACTAGATTCATAACCAAATCGTCGTGATTACCTGTAGAAGCCTCGAATGAGTTACCTCGTGCCACAAACGTTGAGATTTCTAATATCGTGTTTTCATCCACGATTGTTAACTTGTGATTTTCTAGACAGTCTTTTAAACCAGAACAGCCTAGTCGTTTCACTTTACGAGTCATGGTAATACCGATCGCGTCAGCCTTGATCGAGTTTTCCATGTGAACGTTTTCATATTCTAGATCGTAATATATCCCGTTACATACCACAGAACCCTGATCGTTTGATTCAATTACCACGTAAGCGTTGTTGTAGACTTTTGCGTACTTATATATAATGGTAGGGAAGAGCAATGGAGAGATAGTGTTGTTCCGGTATACAGCCACTTGCTCAAAAGGCGTGACGCTAATATCGATTAAAGTAAAAGTAGAATAGTCCTGTCCTCTTCCCTTCCCAACATCTACTGTCATAATATAATCATGACCTTTTTCAGGATGTTTATAAACAAAGCCATCACCATTCTCAATGTATGATAACGGGTTAGCGGCTCTTAGTTCCATCAAAGCTTCTGCGCCAATCAACGTATCACCGGTACCAAAGAACGTATTACCAAACTCTTGGTCAAACTGAAGCTTGGACGTATTGTTTATCGTTTCTTCTTTCCATTTTTCATCTCGGCCGGGAACGTCCCACCAGTCAACTCTGAAAGAATGGTACTCGTTCACTCTCTGTTCCGCACCTTCCCATATCTTATAGAACATATTACCGATACCATTCGCGGTAGAGGTAACAATGACCTTGGTATCTTTACCAGAAGATACAACGGGATAAGTGGATGTGTAGAAGTCGGTAGCTTTTTCTACGAACGCAAATTCGTCTAGATAAAGCAGATTGATACTAAGACCACGAATAGAAGAACCAGTGGTTGCAGAAGTAATAATTCTAGAATTGTTGCCAAACTCAAGGCTACCTTTGTTAACGGACTTAGCTCCGGCTTGTAAAAAGAACGGTAGGTTCTCAAGCATAAGCGTGATCCGGCCGAGCATCTCTCTGGCAGTTGCTCCTTTATTGGCAAGGATCGCAACAGTTTTTTCCGGAGAAAACAACGCATACCAGAGCAGGTAGGCACATGCGGAAACCGATTTTCCGCTTTGCCGGCAAGCCAATACAACGTTAAACCGATGCTCATTGAAATTCCTAAACATTTCTTTTTGATAAGGATAAAGCTCAAACGGAACTAGACCCTTATCGAGTGATACGACTTTGATGTACGTTCTAGCAAAGTATATGGGATCTTCCATACACTTCTTGTATTCTCGTATTTTTTCAGGAGTCCATTCCTCTTGAGCATCAGCTCGTTTGAGGTTTATGTTCCCCAGATATGTCGGTACGCTCGGTTGCTGTTGCATCTACTATATCGCCTTGAAGCAATCGTTGAATATCGGCACTTGATCCGATATAAAAATTATTTTGCTGATTTTCTACTTGCTTCGTCGCATTCTGTTGTTCAAGAGCTTTCTGTTTCTTATTCAGTTCCATCAACTTATCGTTGACGTCTGAAACGTTTTTAAGTAAACCTGCCAAGACTTCGTATGCTCTTGGATGCTCGGATTCTCGAGCGACATCGATCATATTGTCTAAAGCATCTTTACCTTTTTCAATTAATTCATATAAAGTTTCTCTTGAATAATTGTAATCGTTGTCGTGATTACTATCATGGTGCATCACTGTCTCCGTCATAATCTATTCGAGTGAATCCAAAATCGGAATCTCCAAGTATGTTCAAGGATGTTGGGTTAGGTACTACTTGTATCGTATTCAATCTAAGATCTGAATCAGCTAATCCAGCTCCAATATCAAAAACTTTCGCTCTAGCATCACGAATTACCGCAGACTGGTTAATAGCTCCGTAGAATCTTACTCTCATTTCAAAGTCCATAGTATATATGATAGTTCTACGTGCGCCTAGTTCTCCTTCAAAATCGTCCTGAAAACTCACACTAGTGATTGCAATAGGAATATCTTCAAGAACATCTGGATAATCAGAGAATGGTTTCAACGTAACAGAATACTGTGGATTAAACGTTGGTAAGATTTGCTCTACGATTTGTAAAGCGTCATCCTGTGTTTTTGTATATACGTTTAATTGAAAAGAAATTACATAAGGTACACCAGTAAAAAATTTATTTCTATTATTAGTTGTAGTACCAAACTTAGTGAAATTATTTGTCTTTGATAACTGTCTTTGGTTATCATAAGCGATTGAAGTAATTTCAAACGACATACGTGGAAGCTTAATAGCTACCTTGGTGTTGGTATCGAGATCTGGGTTCTCACGAATACGATCTAAGTATTTTGCTTTTGGTGCGTACGCAAGTGGAACTCTTACCTGAGATACGCTGGCACCGGTATCACGATTCTTACGAACAACATAAATGTTATTAAACAGCTTGCCAAATATGGCAACCGCCTTTCTAGTTTTCTCGTGATAAAAGTGTGTTCCAAACATTAGCTTTTGTATATCTTCTGCAAGTGAGTTTCAAACTGTTCTACTTTATTTAACCGATCCGGCCAGAG